TGAAGGCTAAAAAGACGATCGACAAGCAGGTTTACACACTGCTGTATCAGAACAGCAAGATTTTTGACGGAACACCGTTGTTTGATGATAAGAAGCATGCCAACCTCATTGCAGAAGGCGGTAAGCCATCCCAGCAGACGATCCAGGCAATGATCCTGAAAATGCAGCAGCAGAAGGATCAGTTTGGAGATGCTATCTACATCAACCCACGCTATATTATTTGTCCAGTTGGATATGAGTTTGATCTGGCAGTGATCTTCCATTCTACTCAGGTGACCGGTTCTGCAAATAATGATATCAACCCATTATATAATTATCCGTTAAAGCCGGTGCAGTCCCCTGTCTTAAACGCATTAGCTGGTACAGGCGCAGCACCGTGGTTTACGGTAGCAGATCCGTCCAGTGCAAAGAGCATTCAGGTTGATTATCTGAACGGTCAGGAGATGCCGGTAGTCCGCAGAATGGAAGCACCGGGAGTTCTTGGTTATACCTGGGACATTTATATGGACTGGGGTATCAGCGTAAGAGACTTCCGTGGAATTGCAAAAAATGCAGGTGTTCCATTGGCATAATAAAGGAGGTAAAGAATGAAAGCAGTTTATGTTCAGGAAGGTAAGAGCCTAGATTACAAAAATGAATCCGGGACTGATATTTTAGCAGGTGACGTAGTGATCATGGGGGCCAGGGCAGGTGTTGCCGGAACCGATATTCCAGTTGGTCTGATAGGAAGCATTCACATGGAGGGAGTATTTAAAATCCCTAAAAAGGCAGCAGAAGCGATCACAGCGGGAGCTGTGGTATTTTACTCAGAAGACGGGCTTACAGCTGTTGCTGCTGAAAAAGCAGCACAGGTAACAGTAGGATATGCAGTGTCTGCGGCTGCTGAGTCAGATGCAACTGTAATGGTAAAATTGTTGGGATAATAGGAGGAGATTAACGTGGCATATACACCTCATACATGGACAGATGGTGAACTGATCACCGCCGAAAAATTGAATGATCTGGAAGGCGGAGCTGCGCAGGCGGCCCAGCCTGGTCCGAAAGGTGATAAAGGAGATCCCGGTGAAGGACTGACTGGATCCACTGCAGTTTTAGAAAAACTGGCTACAGAGGCGGATGCGGCAACAGTTCTTGGAAAAGTGAATGAGATCATTGATATTTTAAATGCAAGAGGCGTAAGTAAGGCCTCCGAAACCTGATGAACAGCGCATTTAAAACGCTCCTTCAAATGGACCGTCAGATTTTTCTTAATCCGGATGAGTTTGGTGAACTTCATAACGTTGGCGGAAAAGAAATGCTGATCCTGATCGATGATAATGAGATGATCGAAAGGGAAAAGCGACAGACCGGCATGGAGGCATACCGACAGGGCATTTATAAAAAACAGATCCTTTTTTATGTAAAGGCAGAAGAATTCGGGAAGCTTCCTGCAGTAGGAAGAGCGCTTATAATGGATGGAAAGCGTTACACGATCACAGATGCAGTAGATGAGAACGGTATCTATTCGATCAGTCTGGAGGCGGTGCAGTCATGAATGAGTCAAAGGGATTCATTTCTGTGGGGATTGATATGCAGGAAGTACGGAATATCCTTTCAAGGCTTGACCAGGATAAGCGTGAAAAAGCTTTAAAGGATGCTCTGAAACAGACAGCGGAAAAGGCAAGGAACCGACTCGCTAAAAAGGCTCAGGATTCTTATACGATCAAGAATGCAGGTTTTAAGAAAGCCATGAAGATACGCTCTGGAAGGAACCGGGCGGTGATCTATGCAGAAGGTGAACCCATACCACTGAATAAGTTTAAGATTTCCAAAGCTGGTCGGCGTGTCCGTGCCCAGGTTGTAAAGCCTGGGCATTTAAAGGAATTACAAAGGGGTAGTATAAAAGCCTTTGTAAATAATATAGCCAGAAAAGGGCAGACACGTAAAAAAGATACTGCAAAAGGAAATGCCGGAACTGCTGTAAGACATGTTGCAGTTGCCCAGAGAAAAGGAAAAGAACGTTTAGTGATCAACGAGAAATTCAGCAGTTCAATACCGATAATGCTGGGAAGTGAAAAGCGTGTGTATGGCCTGGTAGAGCCTTATATTGCAGGAGATCTTCAGGATACTCTGAGGAAGATCGTGGATGCATCAATAGGAGGAAGATGAAATGACGATCAATGACCTTCAGGAAGCGCTGATCAGGGAAATTGAAAAGATTACAAAGGAAATTAACCTGGTTAACTGCCGCGGAGAAAACGTGTATTTAAAAGGTTATCAGCAGGCAATTCCTCTTATGTCTGTCCGGGCATCGGATGGATTGCTGGATGAGGACGCGCCACCGGATGAAGCAGAACTTTTCCCTTACTTCATAACCAGAGTGGATACAGTGAAATATCAGGATGAGCAGGCAGAGGGAGCCAATAGGGCTCATGTGATGATTGCATTTGCT